CAGGTACTTCAGGAACTGGTATTTCAGTTGCTCGTCGTGCTTCAGTTCAGTCAGCTATTGCTACAACAACTACTCTAGGCACATTCACTGCAGCAAACCACGGTCTAGTTACAGGTCAAATTGTAACTATTACTGGTTTTGCGGTTACAACAACATTCAACGTTACTACTCAGGCAATCACAGTTACTGGTCCAAACACCTTTACTGCGACCCTATCTACAACAACACTGAATGCTACTGAATCAGCAGCTGCTACTGCTCAGGTAACTCGTGGAACTGCAATTACAACTCTGGCCGTTCCTACCACTTCTGGTGCTAGCGTATCGTCTGCAGTTGCTGGTACATCAGCTACAACTGGCTACAACGTTCCTGGTAACATCAACTACAACCCTGATGTTCCACTTGACCGCGTAATTAAGTCAAACGAGGATCCAACCTCTTAATAGCAACTAACTGATGAAGGCGGCGTGCCTTGGTGTGCAAGACATGCCAGTACGCCGCCTGATTCATATCTAGGAGATATACATGGGAACTTCACTATGGGTGCAGCCAGCTGAACTAGGCTCATATGCAAACACCGAGTTTGCTCAAGAGGCTTGTGAAACTGCCTCCTACCTAATGTGGACTATGTCTGGACGTAAATTTACTGGAGAAACCACGGTAACTGAACGATACGTTTGTGCAAAAAGAGCCTATAGATTGGGCCCGTCTTCTAGAAACTATTATGGAACTTTAGTATCTGGCCAGCTTTACAATATCCCTGTAGCTGACTTTCAAGAATATACTGAACTGATCTCTGATGGTCTTTCTCCCGAATCTCGTATCAAACTTAGAGGACGTCCAGTAACTAAAATTCATTCAATTAGGAACATGAATGGAACTATTTTAAGTCCAGACTCTTATTATTTGGTTGATCATTCCACCATTCAGGCGACTGCTGGAGTTCCGTGGACACCTTGTAACGTTGAAGTTACTTATACATATGGATCTCCAATTCCAACTGCTGGAAAATGGCTGCTAGAACTTTAGCTATGGAATTTGCTAAACTGTGGGCGGGAGATGATGAATGTATGCTCCCTCAGCGTATTACTTCTATTTCTCGTCAGGGAGTTTCTTATACACTATTAGACAGTCAAGACTTTATAGACGATCTTAGAACTGGTTTATATGCAATTGATCTATTTTTAAAATCTGTAAATCCAGATAAAGCTAGAGCAAGAACTAGGGTATTTAGTCCAGATGTTCCTAGAGCTCGCAGATACACGCCTAAAGATCTAGTTTTGACGGCAAATGCAAACTTTGACATATCTGTTGTTCAAAATACCCCTGCAACCTGGACTTCAGTAGGAAAGACTGGCGCAGATGTTTCGACTTTTTTTGACGGAACCGGCTGGACCCCGGTAGTTACAATTAGAAGTTCTGGATCTGGAAAAAGTTTAGACATCGCGTCTAGCAACATTGTTGTAAATAATGGCAATCAGTCTGTTTCATTTACAATTAGTTATAGTGATGCAAAATTTGTTTTAGGATTTGTTGATCCTGGAACGTGGACTCTGTACGCAACTAAGACCGTTGGTGGTGTTACTACCGTATCAGAAATTGAGACTGGAAACCTCCAGATCAAGTTAAATAACTAAGAAAGAAGGTAAGTATGTCAGTTCAGACAAACTTCCGCGCTGTCGACATGCTCGGCAGTGTTGCAGCCGCAGCTTCAGTCGCTAAGCCAGTGGTAGAAGAAAAGAAGGTTGCACCTAAGCCTGCAGCAAAAAAGGTAGAAGCTAAGGTTGAAGAAGTTCAGCCTGAAGTTGTTGTAGAGCCTGTTGCAGAAGAAACTCCTGAAGGAGAGTAATTATGTCTGCCGCGGTGAACATTGGTGATATCTCAGAGGATGCTTTAAATCTAAGAGATATGATGAACGGAGTACTTGAAAGAGTAGAATCCGTTTTTCAATCATACAATGTTCCACTGCCGCAGCGTAGATATTGGACTATGGGCACACCAGCAATTGACTGTGAACAGTTAGTTGTTGCATTTAATCAAATGTATTTAGGTAGCCCCGGGGATCAGGTTAGCGAGCCGCAGCGTTGTAACGTCCCAAGGACTGCAATACTTACAATAAGTATTGCTCGTGAAGTTCCTACAGTTGGAATGAATGGCCGGCCACCGACAGCTGAAAAAATACAGCAAGGTGCAGAAATATCTGCTATTGATGCCTGGGTGCTTATGTCTTCTATGAAGTCTTTTGATATGTGGGACGGGGTATTTGGTCTTGGAATTATAGCTACATTAGAAGCTGCTGACATAGAAGGTGGATTTCAAGTAGTTAGTCTTGAACTAACGTTGGCGGTTCCATAATGGCTAAAACAATAAAAGTCACTCTTTACCATGAAAAAATAGATGAGATGCTCAACTCTCCAAGAGGAACTGTTGGAAGAGAGATTAAAAAACGGGCCATAAAAGTTCAAGCGGCGGCAAAACGTCAAGTAGGAATTAAAACAGGTCGTCTTCAAAGATCGATAAGAATTTATGGACATAAAAAAATAGCTAATGGGCAAAGAATGTATATTGGATCCGCTGTTCCCTATGCCCTAATGCACCATGAAGGCACAAAAAGGCACATGATTTTTCCTAAAAAGAGATCTTATTTGAAGTTTAGAAGTAAGGGAGTCTTAGTGTTTGCTAGAGCTGTCAATCATCCTGGAACTAAGCCAAATAGATACCTTAAGGATAATTTATACTTGTTCTATAGCAAATAGCTATAAATACACATGTATTAACTACAAAATTAAGGATAACAAATGACTCGATTTAAAGATTTTGGAACCGGCGACGTCGATCCAAATGCTGAGCCCGTATCATTCAAACTATACGATGAAGAATTTCATTGTGTCAAGCAGCTCCAGGGAAAGGCAATTTTGGAGCTAATTTCTGCTAGCAACTCGGACGATGTAACAAGAAACGCTGACGCTGTTGAATTGTTCCTTTCCAGAGTACTTTTGAAGGAAAGCTATGCAAGATTTACGGCTTTGCAAAGTGATCCAGAAAAAATTGTTTCGGTTGAAACTTTGTCTGACATTACAGCTTGGCTAATTGAGGAGTACTCAAACCGCCCCTCGGATCGGCCAGCAGCCTCCTAAGTTGGGCGGTTGATCTCTGGCCGTATGTCAACGGAAAGGCACTAGTGAACGGACTACAACTTGCAAGCATGGAAGCATCAGATATGCTTGACGTTATTCACTACTTCCTTGAAGAAGATTTTAGGTACTCTAGCGAGTACGAACCTATATACAAAGACACGTTTAGAAAAAATCTCTATGAGTCTATGTATAACAAGTCGTATAAATATACAAGTAGCGAAGAACCTGATAGCCAATCCGATGATATAAGTGCACTAGATGGTCCAGAAGACTTTTCTGAACCAGAAGAAATTATAGAACCTTTCAACCCAAGACAGGAATCTGTAAAACCATATATTGCTCCAACGCCGATAAAAGAAAATTCCAGACTTCCATTTGGAAATATTTTGGATCAGCCGTTGGGATAGATTAGAAGGAGGTGAGTTGTAACTATGGCTGAAAATGTCGGTAGAGCTAAAATAGAAGTTGGTGCTGATACTAGAAAAGCTCAGTTTGAACTTGAGCGATTTAGACAGAGGCTAGAACAAGCCGGTCGTAGTTACGACAAACTTCTTAAAGAAGACGTCACTAGAAAATTTAGTGAAAACTTTAGAAAAGGTTTTGAGCTAGGTGTTCTTCGTGGTGTTACAAAAGGTGAAAATCAGTTTTACCAATTAAACCGTGCAATAAACTACGCTGCATCTTCACTTCAAAAAATTAAAAGCCCTGCTGAAATGGCAACAGACAGGTTTATGAAATTACAAAGAACCGGTTTGAAGATACAAGCTGCTCTTGGAACTTTAGCCGGAACAATTGGAGATTTAGTCGGAGGAGTTCTATCTCTAGTTGGTGTTTTAGCCGCAGCAGTTCCTTCGATAGCAGCCTTTGGTGGAGCGTTTGCTGGAGTTGCAGTAGGATTTATAGGCGTAAAAGTTGCAATGTCTGGAGTTGCAAATGCTATTGGAACTGTTTGGAAATCTCAGACTGCCCTTAATGATACGTTTAGAGCCGCTGCTCAAGAGTATATAAATCTAAAATTTGCCGCTGAAGCAGCTGCGCTATCTCAAGAAGATGCTGCTCTAAAACTTGAAAGTGCACGAGAAGCTTTAGCCCGTGTTCAAGATCTTCCACCAGATAATAGACTTCGTAGACAAACAGAACTTGCTTATAAGCAAGCTGATCTACAGCTTCGTGAAGCTAAGCATAAGAGTGAAGAAGCTTTTAGAGCCGTAAAAAAGGGTATAGAAGCTACAAGTGCCTACCAGCCGCTGGCAGCTCTTAGCGCGGTTCAATTAGAATTTGTTAAGTTTATGGTAACTCTGCGTCCTCAGATGCAGCAACTTAAGAAAGAAGTTTCAGAAGGATTTATTCCTAAACTTCAAGAGTCTATAGAAACTCTTATGAAATATGGATTCCCTGTATTAAAAACAGGTCTTAAACAAGTAGCTTCAGCAATGGGGGATGCAAGCAAAACATTTGCAAGTGCTTTTAAAGATAATGTAAACATGATGAACATGAAGAAATTTTTCGAAGATTCTACAAGAACTATCGATCATTTCGGCAAATCTATGAAATCATCGTTTGGAATTCTTTTAACTTTACTCACGTCTGCTTCTCAAATAACCGAAAGATTTTCTTTAGGAATTGATACGGCTCTATCTAACTTTGATAAAAAGTTAAGAATTTCAGCATTTACTGGTGACTTAAATAGATCTTTCCATTTAGCATATGATGTTGCCAGAGAGCTTGGTAGAGTATTTCAAGAAGTTTATGGTGGTATAAAAAATATTGTTAAAGCTGCATTACCTAGTGGTCCGGAAAGCGGTGCTGGAAAAGTCATGCTTGACTTTTTACATTCAATCTCCAGAGGATTTCAAAACTTTACAGGAAGTACGGGGTTCTCTACTTGGCTAAAAGAATCTACAACTAACGCAGTAGTGGCTTTAAAAACTTTAGGAAAATTTTTAAAAATATTTGTTGACTTAGCTGGTAACAAAGACACTAGAGAATTTTGGATGACTCTTCAAGGAGCAGTCCCATACATAAAGCAAATTCTAGAAGCGGGACAAAAAGCTGGAAAATCTTTTGCTGAAGTATTAGTTAGTCTGTCTAAAATGGTTGCAATTGTTGCTGAAGATGCGACTTTAACAGGATTTTTTAACACTCTAAAGTCAATATTAGATGCATTTGCGCATATTATTGAGCTCTTAGCTCCAATTTTTAGAATAATAGGTATGTTCCACGGACCATTACTTGCAATTGTTGGTGTATTTTTAGTTCTTAAAAAGGGTCTAGAAATATTTCTAGGTTTAATGAGCAAAGTAACATCTGCATTTGGTGCTCTTACTGCAAAACTTACAGCGGATAAACAGGCTCTAGGGGCCTATAGACATGAGATGGAAATGGCTAAACAAGCAGGTCAAAACTTGTTTAATCAACTAAGAACATCTGCAAGAACAGCTAGAAACAGTCAACTGCTCACCATGGGTGGGGAAGCGGGTTTTGCTAGAGA